GCGGCCGATTTTGCTCCGAAGCATGCGAAGTCAAGGCTCGCGGAAACGGATGCACTTGGTGCCGTGTCCATGCTCGCCGCTACATCGAGTCAGAATATAGCAGGAAGTGCAGAGATAGAGACAGCAGGTACTACTACAGGCATCTAAAAGAATTTGTTTCGCACGACAGCTTGTATTGTTCCGTCGAGTGCATGTCGCTCCACACGGCGGAAATCAAAAGACAAGAGCGGCGTGAGCGTAAGCGAAAAAGGGAGTTGCAATGCGTTCAGGACGTGTCAAAGTTGCTGACGAAGGCAAGAAAAGCATTAAAGAGCAACAACCGAGAAGCCTTGCCTTCGCTAAGCGAGGAATTCAAACGGGTGCGGACTTCGCGGGCATGATGTCGGCCCTGATGTCGGACATCATCGAGGGGGCCATCACTCCGCAGGTCGGTAATGCGACCGTCAACGCTGGCGGGAAGCTGCTCAAGGTCGTCGAATTGCAACTGAAGTACGGCGACAAGCGGGGCGGCGACGGCGGGCATCGTAAGCTGGACTTGGTCGATATCAAAACAACATGAACCGTTCCAGCGGGTGCGTGAGAGGCTCAAGCGTAGGTAGGCGTAGCTCTTGGCGGGGGGAAGGTTCCGTGCGGCGAAGAGATTCCCAGGATGGACGTTATTTTCAGAAAGGCATTCGCGTCTTCTGATGCTGTGAGCACGAACTGACGTTCCCCCGTTGACGCCACGTTTTCACGATGCCCATACTCGGGCATGCAATCGATCGTCAAGGAACTTGGGAAGCGTCGTCGCAAAGATTTTGCGCCAGGCGCCGCCCTTGCCGTTCCACTCGGCGGCGACGGAGCCATTGCACTCTCATCTCTATCGTCCGTCGCCGTCGAAGGCGGCATCAACGAGGCTGAATGCTCGGTCAAATTCTGCATCGTCACACGTGATGAGGACCGCGAAGGCGATGTGATCGAGCCGCGTGGCTGCCTGCCCTACCTCCAGGACTACAAGCGGAACCCCGTTGTTCTCTACGAACACGACGCCGTCGCCGGTGGCATCGGCCTCAGCTCGCATGAGCGTCACGGCTTTTGCTTCGATGTGATGCCCGACAAGATCCTTGCCAAGTGCTTCTACCACATGCGGCCATTCCGCGGCGAAAACCTGTCGGCTGAATGCTGGGAGCTGGCGCGTCGTGGCTTCCTCCTCGGGGCCAGCATCGGTTTTCTGCCGGTCGAAGCGGAACGCCGTCCCGATGGCCGGGGCATGTATTTCCGCTCATGGCGCCCGACCGAATGGAGCAACACGTTCCAGCCCGTCAACGCCGGCACGCTGAACGAAGATGTCTTGCGGATGTCTCTTTCGCGTGGCTATGTTCAGAGCCAGACGTTGACCAGAAAGCTGAAATCCCTACTCCCGCCGGCAAAAGCCTGGGCGAACGGGGCGAGCCTCATGAGTAAGCCGAAGATTGGTGCGATCGAGTTTGACGCGACGGTTTACACGCCGGAACAGGCGGAATCGTTTCTTCGCACCTACAACCACAAGTCGTTCGGCGGCAAGCAGGAATTTCCGGGCCTGATGGTCTACAAGCGATCGGACATCGATTTGATTCCCGGCTCGCGGATGTCGCTTGCCAAAGGCGTTACGGCACTCATGGGGAAAGCCATGGCGAAGAACGAATACGAAGACGAAGACCTCACGCCGATGGACGAGGAGAAAATCGAGAAGGCGGACGATGACGAAAACGATGTCGTCGATGAGCCTTCGGAGATCGAGGAACCGGTCGAAGTCGAAGAGACGGCCGACATGCCTGAAGAGACGCCTGAAGTCGAAGGCGATGACGTGGACCTGAAGGCCGCCGCTCAAACCATCGCCGATCTCGTGCAGCACGTCGAACTGATGCGCGACACGATCGGCAGCACCGGCCACCCGGAAACCGACAAGATTCTCGACAAACTCAAGGCCGACGCCGACAAGATTTCCGCCTCGCTGCGGAAGCATTTCGGCAGCAACTTCGGCGACGTCGCGTTGGAAGCAATGATGCAGGCCAACGAAACGGCACCGCCGGCCGAAACTCCTGCCCCGATGGATGCCGACATGGGCACAGATGCCCCCTCCTACGAGGACGTACCGGAGGACGACGAGGACCAGGAAGAAGTGCTGAAGGCGCTCACCGAAACTCGCAATGTGTCGCTGACCGCGGCCAAGAAATCGACCAAGCTCGGCAAGTCGCTGGTGTCTGTGAAGGCATAAGCGATGTCCTCTTGCAGAGGGCAAAAGAGCAAGACAATACTGCGGTACGCAGGGAAAGAATCACTGATACGCCTCTAGGTCGGGGGACCGTGAGATGTATCAATGTCCGAACAGATTTTGAGCGTCGCCAAAGCGATCAAGAAAGACGTCGCGCACGTCAATGAGCAAATCGGCAAGCTCGAACCGCGACTGGATGCGGTCGAGAAGGCACTGAACCAACCCGACTACCATCGGAACCGTCTGCCGGCCGAAGCCCGCGACCCGCGTGAAGCGGCCCGCAACGGCTTCTCGACGCCGCGCGAGTATCTGCTTGCGGTGCAGAACTTCTTCACCAAGGGCAATCTCGACAACCGCCTCAAGTCGCTCCGCGTCACCAAGTCGGCCGGCGCTGACGAGCAGTCCGGGGCAAACGACGCCTACGGCGGGTTCCTGCTGCCCGTCGGCTTCTCGCCCGAGATCCTCAAGGTCGATCCTGAAGATGACCCGATCGGCAGCCTGACTCGCAAGGTTCCGATGGATCGGTCGATCATCAAGATCCCGGCCCGCGTGGACAAGAACCACCAGACCAGCGTGAGCGGTGGTCTTCGCGTCTATCGTCGCGAGGACACGACCGACATCACCGCCTCGCGGCAGGAATACGAACAGATCAGCCTTGAGGCTCACAACCTCGCGGGCGCGGCCTACGCCACCGAAGAACTGTTGATGGACTCGCCGCAATCATTTGCGGCTCTCATCGCCAGCGGCTTCGAGGATCAGTTCACCTCGCACATGATCGATGAGCGGATCAACGGCAACGGCGCCGGCTGCTTCCTGGGCATCATGAACAGCCCGGCGCTCATCTCGGTCTCGAAGGAAACCGGCCAGGCCGCTGACACCATCACCTACCAGAACGTGCTCAAGATGCGTTCGCGGTGCTGGGGCTACAAGAACGCGGTGTGGCTCGCCAATCACGACACCATGCCGCAACTGATGACGCTCAACCAGCTTTTCGCTGCTTCGGGCGCCATCGTGTGGCAGCCGTCGGCTCGCGAAGACCATCCTGACATCCTTTTGGGCCGTCCGCTCATCTTCACCGAGTACACGAAGACGCTCGGCGATGCGGGCGACATCATCCTCGTCAACTGGAAGGAATATCTGGAAGGCACCTATCAGCCGATGCAGACGGCTGAGTCGATCCATGTCCGGTTCCTCCAGCACGAACGTGCCTTCAAGTTCTGGACCCGCAACGCCGGCCAACCGTGGTGGCGCTCGGCTCTGACCCCCAAGAACAGCTCGACGACGCTTAGCCCGTATGTCGCCCTCGCCGAACGTGCGTAATTGACCGGCCGGAAACGGCTGCAACCACCGAACCAAACTTCAGAAGGACTCCTGACATGGCTTCCTCGGTTACGACTCAAAAGTTCTTCAGCAAGGTCTCTCAGGCCAGCTACGACCACGATCCCGGCGCCACCACCGCCGTCATCACGTCGCCTGATGGCGGCACGACGAAGCGATCGGTGGACATGGCGAACTACGAAGGCTTCGCGGTCATTGCGATGACCAGCGTTTCCGCCTCGTCCAGCGGCATCACCAAACTCGAAATCGTGGCCGCCGAAGACTCGGCGATGTCCACGAACCTCACCGTCGTGAAGGATTCGGGCACCGTCGCGGCTGACGCCGTTGGCGACTGCGTCGTTGCTGAATGCACCGTGGCCGAAATCAAGTCCCTCGGCTCGGCTCTGCGGTATGTCGCGGCTCGCCTGACCTGCTCGAATTCGGGCGATGAAGCAGTTGTGACCTACACGCGGCACAGTCCGCGATTCGCTTACCGCGATCTGACCGCAAACCAGATCAGCTAAGGGGCGTAGCGGATGGCGAACGACAAGAAACAGTTTGAGCGGCGCGACCAAATGGATCTCGCCGCTGACATCTTCGCGAGGCTCATCACCTGCCCGCAGTTCTCGAACGGCGGATGGACGGTTGAAGCCATGGCGACCAAGGCAATCGACGCGGCGGATGCGTTCTTCAAAACAGCGAACACGGTGAAGGTGACCAATGCCGACAAAAACTGACTTTTCGGGCAATGACAAAGCCGTTTTTAACAAGTTC